CAAAAGTTTCCGAAATAGTTTGGCCGGACTCAAAATTCAAGGAACTTCACGATTGGATCAGATCGGGCGGCCTTTCGATTATCTATCAATGGGCCATTGATTATGGGGATTATGTCTCGAACGCTGAACGCGCGCCAATGACCGAAATGAAAAAGGAAATTATTGAAGAGTCAATTTCCGAAGGGCAGCGGGAGGCAGAGCAACTTGCGCTCGCCATGGAGCGAATAAAAGAGCCTGTTTTTGTCGATATGAAATCTGTGGAAATGTGGATTCGATCCCAATGCCAGCGGAATGTTTTCGATACGTCTTACGAGCTTAAAAAGGCGATGGTTGCGCGCGGGTGTTTTTCACCTAAAAAAAGGCTGACCGTCTTTGGAAGATTGCAATATGTCGTGGGTAATTCCGCCGCTCAAAATTTGATTTTGAGTCAGGGTGTGGACGTGAAAAAGGCGGTTTCTGACCATTGTAAGAAGGCGGGCGAAATTATAGAGGCTCAAATTTGAGGTGGTTGAAATTCGATGTTAGCTAAATGTTCCAGCGTTTTTTGCGGTGTTAGTGGAATGTTCTCACGATTTTTGGGGTATTATAATACCTTTTTTAAGAAAAAAATACTTTTGTTCAAAGCAAGCGATTCAAAAAAGGCGTGACAAAAATGCCACACCAAAATAACTCAACAAAAACAGAGGGTTATTTTTTCATTTTTCATTCATAATTGGAGTTTATAGCAGTAAAAAATATTATGAATAAAAATATAGAGTATAATATATGCTTAAAGGGGAAACTTGCTTTGGGAATGAAAAGTGAAAATAGGATGATTATGTTTCGTGGAGAAGAGGAAAGGGCGAAATGAATGGCTTGGGGTAACAAAAAGGACCGGGAAAGGGGGTTTCAGAAGAGGTTGCAGCGCTCTGCAAATGAGGCTGGAATTTACGCTGAAAATATCCATCCCGGCATTGGGATGAAGCCGGGTTTTCCCGACATGGTTTTTGGGGTTGACGGGCTTTTGTTTCCGGTCGAATTGAAATTGATAGATCGGGTTAGCAGCGTTGACGGTATTTTTCGCATATCGCACATTCGCCCGGCGCAACTTGGCTGGTTGAACAGGTGCTACAGTCGCGGCGACAGATGCGGTTTGGTCGCAGACCTTGGCGATTTTTCTGCGGCAATTCCTGTTTTGGAAACGATAAAGGGGCGGAGAGAATGGGAATGGGGAGATTTGGATTGGCAGGACGATCCTATCGACTCTGTTTGTGACGCGCTTGAAATGTCGAAAAAATGGGTTAAAAGTCGTAAGAACTAAACGCGAGGTTCGACAATGAAAAAAAATGAACAGACAAAGAACACTGAAATTGGTGAGGCGATCCCGGAGGATTTGCAGGCTCTGCTTGACAAATTGAAAGAGGTGAATGAGGAACAGAAAAAGATTAATTTTGTTCCGCCAGTGATTCCAAGACGGACGCGAAAGGGATACAAAAACCTTTCGAAGTTTTCGCCGACGCCTGAGCAAAAACAGCAGGTAATGAATTTGATTATGGTCGGCGTTCCTGTCGAGCGTATTGCAATTCATCTTGGGATTGATGAATCAACTGTTGCAAAACACTTCCAGCCTGAAATTGTTTACGGCGTGGAGTTTATGCTGGCGAATGTCGCTGGCGCTCTTTACCAGAAAGCAATTCTAGGTGATTTTCAATCTGCAAGGTTTTACATGCAGACAAAAGGCGGTTGGCACCAAGGTTTTGGTGAACTCACAAATATTCAAATAAATTTTGCGGCCGAGGACGTTAAGCTGTGACCGCCGCTGACATGGAGCCGAAGCCTGAATTTACGTTGACGGATCGGCAAATGTTGATGCGGGCAAGACTCGGATCAACCGCAAAAAATATTTTGGCCTATGGTGGTAGCAGATCGGGGAAAACATTCGGTTTTTGCTATGCGATTGCGGCGCGCGCTCTTATGGCGAGGGAGAGCAGACACGCAATTTTTAGACGTCACGGCGTCACCGCCAAGCAAGCTATCGCGCAAGACACATTTCCAAAAATGATGGGGCTTGCCTTTCCGGGTGTTGATTACGATTGGAAAGCGCAGGATGGATATTTCAAATTCAGGAATGGATCGGAAATTTGGGTTTCTGGTCTAGACGATAAGAAACGCGTCGAAAAAATATTGGGGAAAGAATACGCGACGATCTATTTTAACGAGGCGTCGGAAATTCCTTACGACAGCTACATCATGGCTAAATCGCGCCTAGCACAAAAATGCACGAAACAGGTATCGCGATACAGGCGGCTTCCATTGAAACAAAAAACTTACGTTGACCTGAACCCGACGACAAACACGCATTGGACCTATAAATTGTGGATAGACAATGTTGACCCGGTGACTGATTTGCCGGTGGACAAAAATCTTTATTCATACATTTTGATGAATCCGAAGCACAATCTTGAGAACTTGACGCCTGAATACATCAATGAATTGAAATCATTCCCGCCGATGCAAAGAAAACGTTTCTATGAGGGCAAATTTTCGAGTGATGTTCCGAACGCTCTTTGGACTAGGGACAAAATAAATCACATCGCCGAAAAGCCCGAGGATTTGGCGCAGGTTATTGTGTCGATTGACCCTGCGGTGACAAACACCATTGGATCGGACGAAACTGGGATTGTGGTTTGCGCTGTCGGACTTGGCAAAAATCCGAAAGGCTATGTCCTTGACGATGTAAGCGGCCGCTATCGCCCCGAGGAGTGGGCACGGCTGGCGGTTGAATATTACGATCTTTATGATGCCGATTGCATTGTGGCGGAGGTCAATCAGGGCGGTGACATGGTGGAACGAAACATTCGCACGATCAGACCTAATATCCCGTTTCGGTCTGTCCGGGCGACACGCGGCAAATCTGTCCGGGCGGCACCGATTGCGGCGCTTTATCACCAGAAAAGAATCTTTCATGTTGGCGAATTTCCGACATTGGAAAATCAGCTTTGTAGTGTTACGATTGACTTTGACAGCAAAGAGGCGGGATGGTCGCCGGATCGGGTTGACGCTCTCGTTTGGGGATTTTCAGAACTGTTTGGTGTTATGACAAGACAGAAAAAGAAAATCCAAGAAGTAAAGGTTGTTCCGCGCGCAATTCCAATGGCAAGGGCAGGGATATGAAAGATCATTCAAAATTGATGGAGCAATTTGAAAAGATTTTTGCTTCAGCGGCGGAAGAAAGAGAAATGGCTCTTTTGGACAGGCGATTCTATTCCGTCACCGGCGCGCAATGGGAAGGCCAGCTAGGCCAACAATTCGCCAATAGGCCAAGAATCGAAATCAACAAAATCCACCTTGCCGTCATGCGGATCATAAACGAGTGGAGAAACAACAGAATTTCTGTTCAATTTCAGCGGTCGGATGGGGCTGATGGAGACAAGACTGCTGAAATTTGCGAGGGGCTTTATCGTGCGGACGAGGATCGGAGCGTTGCGGTTGAGGCCTACGACACGGCTTTTGAGGAAGCGGTCGGCGGAGGAATCGGGGCTTTTCGTCTTGTGCCGGAATACGAGGACGAATTTGACCCGTCGAACGACTATCAACGGATCGGCATTGAGCCGATTACGGACGCGGATCAGTCTGTTTTTTTTGATTCTGCTGCAAAGCGACAGGACAAGCGCGATGCTGATTTTTGCTATGTGATCCAATGGCTTACGCCAGATAGTTACAGAAAAAAATACGATGATGATCCTAGTAGCTGGCCGACCATCAACCGCCGTTCATCTTTTGATTGGGTGACAAACGATCTTGTTGCGGTCGCAGAATACTACGAAATCGACACCACGAGCGACACGCGATTTTATTATCGCAGGATAGACAAAACAGAATTTCACGTCGATCAGTCTGAAATTGACAGGACNCCTGACATTCTTCTACGGCCGGACTTTGCCACAGCGACAAAGATCAAGGAAAGGAAATTCAAGCGGCGGACATGCAAAAAAACAATTCTGTCAGGCGGCGGTGTTCTGGAAGGACCAAAAACAATTCCGGGCGGTATGATTCCAGTAGTGCCTGTTTTCGGGAAGCGATGGTTTGTTGATGGGATTGAGCGGAGCATGGGCCATGTTCGGCTGGCGAAAGATGCACAGCGCTTGAAAAATATTCAGGTTTCTTCCTTGGCAGAAACGGCGGTTTCATTCGGGAGTGAAAAACCTATTTTTGTTCCAGAGCAAATTGCGGGCCATGAAAATCTATGGGCGAATGACAACATTTCAAACAACCCGTATCTTCTTATCAACCCGATTCTTGGGCCAGATGGTTCTGAACAGCCTACCGGCCCGGTCGGAAAGACGACCGCGCCACAACTTCCACCAGCTTTGGTCACGCTTCTTGAATTGACGGAAGCGGACATGAAAGAGGTGCTAGGGAATCAACAGAACGGGGAGGTTGTTCAACCGAATATTTCCGGGGAAGCGATCCAACTGGTTCAGCAAAAAATCGACATGGTGGCCTTCATCTACCTTTCGAATTTTGCAAAATCAATTCGGCGCGCTGGCGAAATATGGCTGGCAATGGCCCGTGAACTTTACGTCGAGCCGGGGCGAAATATGAAGATTGTCGGCTCACAACGGGAAACCGACACGGTGACGATAGGAAAGCCTATAATTGGTGAAGATGGACGGGTTATTGCATCTGGTGATATTTCAAATTCTAAATATGATGTTCGTGTTGACGTTGGCCCTTCATTTTCTTCAAGAAGGAAGGCGACGGTCGCGGCGGTCATGGGGCTTTTGCCGATGATCCCGGACCCGGAAACGCAAGCCGTTCTTATTTCCCTTGCGATGATGAATCTGGACGGGGAAGGGCTGGACGACACAAAAGAATTTTTCCGCAAAAAGATGGTTAAGCTTGGTGTTCTTGAGCCGACGACGAAAGACAAACAGGAAATGATTGCAGAACAGCAATCAACGCAACAGGCACAACAGCCGGACCCTCAAGCGCAATTTTTGGCTGCGCAGACACAAAAGACGATAGTGGACGCAAAAAAATCCCAAGCCCAAACGCAAAAGATCAGCGCAGAGACTAAAAAAATTATTACATCGCCGAATTGACAAAAGGCTTTGCGCAAGTATTATTCGAACACCCCAACAACGGGAGTTTTTCCGGCGATCCACCTAAACCGGAAATCTATTGAGGTGTGAAAGGCTCTGAAATGGCAGAAGAAAACGATAGCACGATTGAAGTTTTGTTCGAGGAACAAAAAGCGGATGCAGAGGAAAAAGCGAAGCTGAATAATGACGAGGTTGACCCGGAAATTGAACCGGAGAACGACCAAGAGAACGACCCGGAGAACGACCAAGAGAACGACCCGGAGAAAAAATCGGAAAGTCAAGATTCAGAAGGAAGCGATCAAAATTCGGCCCCGCCTTGGGTGAAGGACGTAAGGCGGAGGAATAAAACCCTTTCAAGGGAAAACGCCGAATTGAAACGGAAATTGCGGGAAGCAATCCCTTCGAAAATGCTTCCAAAGCCTGAAATGGCGAATTTCCAAGATGAAGAAAGCTATGCGGATGCTCTAATCGAATGGAAGCAGTCTCTTCAATCGAAAATTGACGCGGAGAATAAAAAGACTGAAGATTGGCAGAACCAAGTGAATGATTATCTTTTGGCGAAAAGAGACTTCCCTGAAAGCGATTATTCGGAGGATGAACTTGTTGTTGAATCCGCTTTGACGGAAGAACAACAACGAGCGCTAGTCGAGGGTTTTGGCGGTGATGCCGCGAAACTTGTTGTTGGTCTTGCAAACGCGCCGCAAAAACTGGCAGAAATTGCAAAGGTTAAAAATCCCGCAAAATTTGCCGTAGAGCTATCGAAACTTCACGCCAAAATGAGGGTCAAATCTCGCAGGCCGAAAACCGAACCGGAAACACGAGTCAAAGGTGACAATGTTGGCGGATCGGCGTCGAAATCCTTGGATAAAATGCTCGAAAAGAGTAATGATCTTACGGATTACATCAAGGCCAGAAACAAAAAACAGCGCGAAGGCGCTTAAAAAATGGTGAAGTAAAATGCCTAATTCATTCTCAAAAAACGAGAAGGTTGCGTTTGCAGACCTTCTGGAAGGTTTCAATGACGCTTTGGTCATTTCCAGACTTGTCGGGAAATATTCCATTGGTGACACTGAAGCCGAACGCGGATCAGATGTTATCTGGCGACCGATGCCGTCCATTGCGCAATCTTTTGATGGTCTTGACCAAACATTGAATTTTGGGACAAACACGCTTTTGAGTGTTCCAAGCACGATTGGTTCGATCAAATCCAGTCACTTTGCGCTAAATGCAAAGGAACTTCGGGACGGTCTTGCGGAAAACAGGCTTGCGAAAGCGGCACGTCAAAAGCTTGCTTCCGACATTAATATCGCCCTAATGACCGAGGCCAGTAATTCGGGCACGGTTGTAGTCAAGCGAACGGCGGCGGCTTCCGGGTATGATGATATTTCAGAGTGCGATAGCGCGATGAATGAACTCGGAATCGACATGGAAGATCGGATTGCCGTTCTCGCAAGTCGTGACTACAACAGCATGGCCGGGAATCTTGCAGTCAGGCAAACTGTTCAAGGTCGGGTTGAAAAAGCCTACACCAAAGCTTTTGTTGGCGATATTGCCGGATTCAGCACCTATAAACTGGATTATGCAAATCGCTTGACGGCGGCGGCGGCGGCTGGCGTGACCGTTCACGGGATAAATCAGTATCATGTTCCGGTTTCTACGCAGGCGTCGAGCAACGGCCTTAACCAAACAAACGTCGATAACCGAACGCAAAATCTTGCGATCACGGTCACTGGCGGCGCGGTCAAGGTCGGCGATTGCTTTACGATTGCGGGTGTCAATTCCGTTCATGCGATCACGAAAGTCGATACCGGCCAACTGAAAACTTTCCGCGTCATGGGGATTGTTTCCGGTGCTGGCGGGACTGGCACGATCAAAATTTCCCCTGCGATTGTTGCCGGTGCAGCTGGTGGTGGTTCTGATGCAGAAATGCAATATCAGAACGTGACGGCGGTTCCTGCGAACGGCGCTGCTATCACTTGGCTGAATACCGCCGACACAAACGTCAATCCGTTTTGGGAAAAAGACACGATGGAACTTTTGCCGTCGCGTCTTGTTCTTCCCACAAATGCCGGTGTTTCCGTTCTGTCTGCCACGACAGACCAAGGCGTTACCGTTTTGATGTCGAAACAGGCGTCGATTGGAACGATGAATGTTCAATATCGTTTGGACGTCATGTTTGGCACGGTGATGCTAAACCCCGAAATGGCAGGGATCATGCTATTCAATCAGGTGTAATCACGGGACCGCTTGATTGAAAAACCCGCCCGCTGTAATATGCGGGCGGGTTTATTTTTTGGAGGCTTAGAATGGCAGAAGAACAATTTCCGCTGATGGTTTATTCGTATCCGGGGGAGAAACAAAAACAGCTTCCTTCTGGTGTTGGATATACCGAGGTTGACGGGAAACCCTTTTTCTTTTTTATTGTGAATAATCGGGATGAGCTTTCTGATGCGATCAAGCGCGGATGGTTCAAAAGTCTTTCCGAGGCAGAGAAAGGTGAAATCGCAAAACCGATGCAAAAACCAAAGCGCGGACGTCCAAAAAACAAAATCAGCGACCTTTGACGGGAGCCTGAAAAATGNCGAAAACGAAACAACAGATAATCGAAAATGCCTACGATTTTATCGGCCTTGGCGGGTTTGTTTTCGACATATCTTCTGAAGAATTGGCTAGTGCGGTCAAGTCTCTAAACTCTTTCGTTGCAAGCCTTGCAAAATACAATGTTTCTTTTACACCCGCCTATCCGACAACAGAAAATCTTTCGGACGTGACGAATATTCCCGATGATGATGAATTGGCGATAACATTGAATTTTGCGGTTTTGAGCGCTGCAAAATATGGGAAACAGCTATCGGCAATTTCCGTTTCGCAAGCGGCTGGTTTGCGGCGCGCTTTGATTGCAAAATATTCCGTCATGCCGCAAGTTTCGCTCGAACGCGCGCCGGTCGGCGCTGGATACCGGCCGAACGACAAAACGGGAAACGGGCCATTTGTCGAGCCGAAGGCGGTATAAATGCAAATCCCTATCATATCTGGAATTTATACCGGAGACGCCGGAAGCCTTCACAGATCATATCCTTTCAATCTGATTGCGGTTCCTGTTGATAGTGGGTTTTCGCAGGGGTTTTTGCGACAGCATGAGGGCGCAAGAAAATTGACGCTTGGCAGCGGGCCGGATCGTGGCGGATACGAATGGCGGGGGAATCATTATCGCGTCCAAGGGACGAGTTTTATTTCAGTCGCTGCGGATGGAACGTGGACTTTGATCGGCGACGTTGGCGCTGGCGGCTGGTGCCAATTCGCACATTCCTTTGACCATATGGCTATCCAGTCTGGAACTTCGATTTTCCTTTATGACGGAACAAATCTTACACAGATAACTGATGTTGATCTTGGACCTTCCTATTCTGTCACTTGGATTGATGGGTATTTTGTATCGACAGACAAAACGTCAATAATTGTTACCGAACTAACAAACCCATTTGCCGTTGACCCTTTGAAATATGGTTCAAGTGAGGCGAACCCCGACGAAATAAAATTGCTTTTGCGGGTTCGAAATGAACTTGCGGCGGTCAACCGCTACACAATCGAAATGTTTTCAAATGTCGGCGGGACGAATTTCCCTTTCTCTAGGGTGAATGGGGCGACGGCAACAAAAGGCGCGGTTTCGAATAGGGCGGCGGTCGCCTATGAAGGGGAGATTTTCTTTTGCGGATCGGGCCAAGGCGAGGCAATTTCATTCTATTCCGCAAGGGACGGGATCGTTCAAAAACTGGCGACACAAGAAATAGATGTGATCCTGTCTAAATACACGAAAGCAGACCTTGACAAGGTCATTGTCGAGCAGCGTGTTGTTGACGCGCACCATTTCATCTATGTCCACCTGCCAGACAAAACACTTCTATTTGACAATTCAGCTTCAATGGATTTGAAAAATCGAATTTGGACAGTCTTGGGAGAAGGGCCGAACGCGAATGAATCCACAAAATTTCAGGCGCGGGGGTTTGTCCTTGCCCACGAAAAGTGGTTTTGTGGGCATTACGATCTTGGGATGATTGGGCAGCTTGACTATGCTGAAAAGTCTCAATTCGGGAACGTGTTTTCTTGGGATTTTCAAACATTCGTGACTTTTGCAAGCGCGCAAGATTTTCTAGTCAGGTCTATCGAGATATTTGGCGGTGTCGGGTTTGCAACCGCCGGACAACAGATTGCCATAGAGCAAAGCAAGGATGGGCTGAATTGGAATATGCCAAGATATGCGAAAATTCCATCTGGCTTCCCGGCGAAAAGGATTCAGATCAGGAACCTAGGCAGAGCAAAAAATCAGCTTGTGTTGCGGGTTAGCGGTTCTTCAGAATCCCTTTTGTCAATAGCGCGGCTTGAATTGACCCCGGAGATTTTGAAATGACGCTTACGATCCCGACGCGAGACCAGCTTGCGACGATCACGGGAAACGACCCGCGCCTGATAGCGGCCTTTGAGGATTTTTTCCACAGCGTTTCGGTCGCGATCCCTGAAATTCTGACAGGAAACGCGACGACGATAAACAATCACACTGTTTCGATTAATACAAATTCATCGACAATTAACACGCACACAACAGCTATTAATGCAAACACGGCAACAATAAATTCGAACGCCGCTGCGATCAACTCGAACGGCACGGCGATCAACAACAATTCGGCGGCGATCAACGCGAACGCTTCAGCGATCACGACAAACACTAATGCAATCAACGCGAATGGCGCGGCGATCAACTCGAACGGCACGGCGATCAACAACCATGCGGGTTTGATAAATGCAAATTCGGCACTGATAAATTCTAACACGGCGGCGATCACGACAAACACTAATGCGGTTGCCGCAAATTCTGCTGCGATCACGGCGTTGCAAGACGCGAGAGGAATTTCAGGATTTTCATTGTCTGGAACGACAACGGTTGCGACGGCTTCAACCCCAACAAAAGCAACAGGGACGATAACGGCCGCAATCGCGCTTGCAAATTTCACCGTGTCTGGAAACAGCCTTCGATTCACAGCGGCGCGGACGTCGAATTTCTTGGTCAATTTTGTTGGAGAACTGTATGCCGTTTCTGGCGATGTTCTTGCGGCCCATGTTTTTGTGAATGGCGTGTCTGTTGTTTCTGTTGCGACGGCAAATCAAAATGTTTCGTTGGTATCGGCGATTCCGCTGAATCAAAATGACACGGTTGAATTGTGGTTTGAAAATCAGACCGCTGCGAATGACATATCTGCGATCAACAGCCAGATCGTAATTTCAGAAATCGGCTGACTTGATTTTCAGATGAAAAGGTGATTAGACTCTTCGAGCGCTAGGGTCTATGACATTCGGCAAAACTGGGAATGGGGTTTTTGGAATGTTTTGGGGTTTTCTTGCTAGTCTAGCTGGCGCGGCAATACAAGCAAATGCGACGAGACAGGCCGCAAATGCGCAAGTTTCTGCGAGCCAAAAATCAGTCGGAGAAATGCGGCGCGAATTTGGCATTTATCGGCATATGTCACAGCCTTTTGTGAACACGGGGCGTCAAGCGCTTTGGCAACAAAAGGATTTTCTTGGGCTGAATGGAAATGCCGCGCAACAGGCGCAAATGAATAATTTGATGCAATCGCCAGAATACCAGACGAATGTTCAACAAAGCGAAAATGCTCTTTTGGCTAATGCTTCTGCGACGGGCGGTTTGCGTGGAGGAAACACAGAAAACAGCCTTGCGAAAATCAGGCCGCAAATTCTTTCGGGATTGGAACAACAGCGGCTTGGAAATCTTGCGAACCTTTCGAGTATGGGGCAATCCGCCGCTTCAGGGACAGGGAACGCGGCGATTCGAACGGGGAACAGCATTTCCGGGCAATACAACAATGCTGCAAATGCACAGGCGTCGGCGGCGTTGCAACTTGGAAAGATCGGTTCGAATCTTTCGAACGGGCTTTTCAATACAATCAATCAGTATCAGCAGCAGCAACAGCAACAATATTACCAGCCCTACGGAACGAGGGCTTTTTGAGAGGGATAATCATGCTTTCAACTTTGACAAATCAGCAAGCACCGCAAGCGCAAGCGCAACCGCAAGCGCAAGCACCGCAAGCACCGCAAATGCAATCGCAAGCACCGCAAATGCAATCGCAAGCGCAACCGCAAGCGCACGAGCAATTCGGCCAGCTTATGCAAAATCCGACAGCGCCGGACGGCGTTTTTTATCAATTTTTGCAGGCAAATCCCGAGGTTGTTCAATCTGTTATGCAGACTGATTCGGCAATTCCGCCACAACAAAAAAATGGGTATTATTCTGATTTAGCTTCTGTTTACGCAAATGTCCTTTCTGGCGATCTTGGAACAGCGAAACAGATTCTTTCCGCTCGGAAAGCGGCATATGAAAATTCTGGAAATCAAGAACTTGCCGGAGAAATGAATCATGCAATTTCTATGATTGACCAGAACCCAATGGCCCTTGCCGCTTCAATTCGGATTCATGCCATTGCGTCGGGCGGCGATTTTCAACAAATGATTGGCAACATCGGCGCATCGCAGGGGGCTTCTGGCCAAAACGGTTTTGACCCAACGGCGCAAGCGAGTTTTGGCGGGGAAGCGGGAGGTTTTCCGGGCTATCCGGTCGGATCACCTTATGCAGGTTCCGGTGGCGGAATTTCAGACCCGCAAGAGGGAATCGCAATGGGATATTCCGATGCGCGCGGGCGAAATGAATGGGAACAGCCGCAATATCCTTTTGGCGACACGAATCAAGGCAATCAGCAACTTGGCGCGGCGGCGCACAGCATGGACCCGCAACAATTCTACGCGATGGATTTTAATTCGGCTGCGCAACACCTCGGTTATGATCCTGCCAATTTTGCGCCAAACGCCGTGGCAAGATACCATGCTCTTTCGCCGCACGACAAATATGCGTTTTGGCAACAGGTAAATCAGAATTGACAAACAGGAATGGCACTTTCAGATTTGACAAATCAATACAATGTTGTGACCGGCATACCGAGCAGCGTGTCGTCCCTGTCACCATTGCCAGCAAAAAACAATGGACCGAAGCTTGAGAATTACAACCCAACGTGGCGGGACAAAGCACGGTGGTATCTAGGTCGGTGGCTTGGCGGTTCATACAATTCGAGAAAATTTGCAAATAATCTGTTGGGGACGGGAAACAAAACCGGCGCTCTTG